TCACGAATAGTACCATCCGCAATCTCCTTCTCCATAATCTTATCCTGTTCAAGGATTTCCTCATCAGTTTGACGAAGGATCTTACGTCTTACGTAATCCTGTGAATAGTATCTACCAATGTATGGTTCAGCAGTTGCAGCAACAGCAATTCTTTCATTAAAGAGTTCTGTTTCTTTTAATTCTGAGAAATGATTGTCATATAAGAAGTCATATTGAATGTGCTCACTCATTACTTCCCAGTCCTGTGGGGTGATTACATTCTTCAATAATAACTGAGTTTTCAGCATATCATTGAACATATTTGAGAATCTTTTTCTTAAACGTCCTACAAATTTAGTGAATTTTAATTCGTCTCTTAATATCTCTGATGATCGTCCCAGATTGAATCCTCCTTCTCCGTCCATTCTTGATGGGGGTACATTGAGCGACCTATATAATTTCTTTTTGAAGTACTCAATATCCGTGATTTCACCAAGGTTTTGGCCTCCAGGCAGAGTAGAAATTTCAGTTCCACGACCTCCTTCCCTTCTAGGGAGCCAGAAATCTTCAAGCATTGCCATGTACTTTTTGTCATCACGGATCTCCCCAGTGTCTGCATTGTACACAAGTTTATTCCGATATCTCATCATTACGTCTCTGAGATATTGCTCTGCTTTGATCTTAGGTAAGTTACCTACATCTATGTAGAATATTCTACGTTCTGGAGCACGAGATAATCTGTAAATAACCAGACTATCCTCAATCATTCTAAGTTGATTGAGTGACTTAATTGCTTTATGTAAATATGATAATGTAGCTCCTTTGTTCCTGTCTACTAATCCAGAAGTACAATAAGTAACAGAATCACGAGTCATTTTAATACCCTGACTTGCACCCTTGGCATTAATATTACCAGTAGGATATGCTGCTCCAGGATTGTAAATAAAATACTCTTCTATTTCTGGGAACGTATAATCCATAGGATTATCATTTGTTCCACTTTGACTTATTTTATACTTATCAGAATCTCTTTTCTTTTCTTGTCTAACATAACGCATTTTCATTGCGTCAATATAACGCAATTCTTGAATACCTTCTTGAGGTTTTTTCAAGTCAATAATTTTATGATAGTAAATTCTACCATCAACATACCAATTTCTATAGATCTCATGAGCTTTCTTATCAAAATCTAAAAGATCTTTAATAAATTTAAACTCATCTCTAATTTTATTCTTAATACCATCACTAGCATTAAGATTAGAAAGTTCTATTTCAACTGGACTATCATTTAGATCACTGACCACTGCTTCATTAACAATATCTTCAATAGCACTATCCGCTTCTGGATGAAGTGCCATCTCACGATATCTTTTAATAAGATCAAATTCAGTTCTAAAGATTCCTTCAATATCAACATAGGAACCAAAAAAACCACTGCTCAAATAGTGATCACTCCCGTCCTCATTATTCTGAGGAACAGGAGATACAGCAGATTGAGGTAGTGGTTCTTGATCCTCAATAGAGAATCCAAAAAGCCGTGCCATAATATTCGTTATTCTTACGTACTATTTAGTTAGCCGTTAGGAGACCCAGCCCCAGCAAAGTTGTAAGACTGAACTTGGAAATCAACGGTAAACTCTTCAATTGCATCAGTAGAATCGTAAGAAAGATCAATTGCACTGACAGTAGTTGGGAAAATATCTTGAAATTCGTATTCTTTCAATACTGAATTTGCATTTCCTGCATTTGTTTGACTGTTAGGTGATGAACCTCTACCTAATTGATAAACTTTAGCGTTTACCATATATGCAGATGGATCTGTTGCACCTAAATTAGTATCCAAATTAGCAATTAAATTAACCCATTCTTCAAATGCATTCCTTAATCTAAAATTTTCATCATTGATTATTGTTACTGACCATTGATCGACTGTTCTGTCTCCAGCAACTTTAAAAATACGACCTCTGAATGGAACATCAATGTTAGCAATGTTAGAAGCAGGTAATTGTGCTGCTTTACACATGTATCTAAAATTGTCTGCATCCCATGTAATACCAGCTGGTAGAGTTGTTAGTTCTACTTCAAACAGATTCGGCCTTGCACCGCCCCCAATAAGGGCGGCCTTAAAGTTAGAGATAGTCTTATTTTCTCTGGTAGTTGCCATAATTGTTTACTCTCCTGTTAGTTATTTAGATAATTAAACTCGACCAGCGACTTCTTCAAATGAAACGCCTGTTCTAGTAGCAACGAACGTAAGTGTTACGTAGTTGATAGACTTGGCAGGTTTCAGATAGATGTCTGCTCTGAACTCATTGTTATCAATAACATCAGGGGTGTTATTTGTAGTGTCACAAATAACTAGGAATCCATAGAGTCCACGTTTTGCTTCAACATCCCGTAAATAGGGTTCAACAATGTTTCTGAAGTTTGCTCTTGTTAACTCATCGTTAAGTTCAAAGAGTTGTGCTTCTGCAGCTTTCTGCAGTGCTTGCTCAATTGTAAGGAACAAACGACGAACGTTAATCCTATCAAATGCAGATGCATATGCTAGAGCAGTCTTATCTCCGAAGAGAAGTGTTCCAGTTCCTGGTTGAGTAATAACTGAGTTAATTCGTGCAGGATAAAGTTGATCTCTTTGATCCTTAGTTGGGTTGTATGCAAGTTTAATAGCGTTGTTAATTATACCACGCTGTTGACCTGCAGGTGAGAACCAAGGATAAGCAACGATATTTGTGCGACACATTAGTCCAGCAACGTCTGCGTTAGTTGGAATGTATCTAAATTCGTTGTTAAATCTATCATATGTGTACTTATATCCAGTATCAAAGATTCCATATGAGGAAGATTGAATTGGACTAAAGTATGTTAATAGATTAGTTGTTTGAGTACCAGTATCGGTAACACCCACAAGATCTGATCTATGTGGTCCAACACATGCAACACAATCTTTTCTACTTCCAGCGATAGTAATCAAACTATTTGCTTTTGCTTGTGATAGATCTCTAGCACCAAGACCTGGCCCCATAATTAAGTAATCAACTGCAATCTCATCTTTATTCTCAAACTTATTATAAGAAGTTTTAAGAGAAGCAAGTGTTGCTGTCATTCCACCATTCTGTCCTGTTGCAGGAATAGATGAGGAATAATCAGTACCACCACCAAGTGAGTAAGTTACGTTACCTAATGCAGAGAATGTATTATCCTGTGCCTTTTGTCCCCACAAACCTTGAGCAGTTGTGTAAGGAGTACAAGCAGTGCTAAATCCAGTTGCTCTTTGCTCCGTTCCCCAATAAGTATCCGCAGCTTGTGATGGATTGTATCCAGCATAAAGATTTGTTGAGAACTCTGCAATAAACTGCTTGTAGTAATTCTTTTGTGGTGAATTTACAGCAGATATAGCATCTTCTGCCTTAGAAAGACTTATATGCTTCTCAAGGATATTACCTTGAATTCCTGTAACAACACCAAAATCATCTACAACAGCAACGTGCATTGCGTCGTTTTTACCATTTCTTTCAGTAACATAATTATTTGTTGTTGGTTTAGGTGCAAGTGATTTCCAGAAAACTGTTGAGTTCTCTAATCCAAGAACCTGTTCATTATACCAATCCTTTGAAGTTGTTGGTGTAAATGCTACAGCAGCAATACCACCACCAGTTGTACCAGTATTAATACCAGAGTTGTTTACAAACCATAAACTATCAGAAGTATCAAATGCAGCAAATTGTGTATTTTCCTGATAATTAATCCTTGTCTCTGTACCAGCACTCGAAACTCTAGCAACAACCTTTACATCAATAGTGGATTCACTATTTGTTGAGTCAGTAGATACACCAGTAATAATTCCTTTCAGGTATCCACTATATGTTGCAGTAGTACCAATACCTGGAATAACAACACTATCTAACTGTGTAGTAACAGCATATCCAATGATAGCACCCGCTTCATTTAGATCAGTGGTTGTAATACCAAGTGTCTGGTCTGCTAAGTCATCAATCTGACAAACTTTTAATCCATTAGCCCATGAACCAGGAGTTTTAGCAGCGTAGTAATAATCTGTTGCTGCTGACCAATTTTCGTTATAATCATCAAAATTCTTTATCTTGAGACTACCACCTCCAGCAACTGCAGTAGATGCAATACCAACACCAGCATTTGCACTACCCATGTTAGTACTATCTGTCCTACAAACCTTCAGCACTCCTCCATATGAAAGGTAAGATGCAGCACTCATCCAGTACTCATATTGAGCATCTGTTGATAGTGGTTTACCAAAGGAATTTATAAGGTCTTCTTCTGTAGTGACATCAATTGGTTCATCGACGGGGCCGATTCTAAAGGGACCTGCAATTGCACCGATGTTATCCAGTACATTATCAGCTCTTCCTACTGTTAAGTCAACCTCTCTAGTCAGTACTCCAGGAGATAATTGAGGAGTCGCCATGTTTTTTTTCTCCGAGTCTCAGATTAATCTAAAAATTATTTATTGTTTTAAGGGTTTACATGTACTCCCACATATATGAACGATCACCATACTCATCAGTATGCCAACGATCTCCATCAGCATCTACAAAACTTTCCATATCTTCTAAACCATCAGACATAAATCCAAAGGGTGCCATATCCTGTTCAATTTGATTTTTTTGTTCTTCATATAATCTTTTTCTAACGTCCTGATCAGTTAATTCCTTAAAGTAATCTTGTGCAACTAACCATGCATATATGACAAGACACATTGCAAGGTCATCATTACATCCTTCTTCTGCTTCAAAGGAATTACTTTTCTGAATGAATGTAGTAAGTTCACTTAATATTTCATAATCACTAAACAATAATTTATCACTCTCAATCATAGTCTTTAAGTTAAGAGCACCAACCTTCTTAACGGTCTTGGACATCTTAACTCCAAGTTGTGTTTTCTTACCAGAGAATCCCTGACCTACAACTTGACCTGCTCTACCTCTCATAGAACACATCAAAAGATTTTCATACTCTAAGTCATAATTTATAATTGATGCTACTTGATCACCTATATCATTTACTTCACATAAAATGAATGCTTGATTATACTTTGTTGCTATTTCATATATGATACTTGGAAATAGCATGGGTTTAATATCATTATTCCTATACTTTGCTACTACCTGATGAGGAAATTTAGTAATATCAGTTACCACGAAAGCTGAATAATCTTTCTCTACTCCTCGTGCAACATCTACTGTCATTACATAATCATGCTTTTTTTCAGGTTCTTTGTAAACATCTAATCCAGCACTTCTTGTTTGCGGTTCTTCATATACTAAAGTTCTTAATTTACTTGGTGCTATAAGAGTATCAACAGATCCTAAGAACTCACACTCAAACTCAACCTTAAATTGCTGTTCCGATGTGTTTGCAATAGTTTGTGCTTGCCATTTAGCATCCCTACCTGGAACTTCTGACCAGTGAACATCTGTAGGAACATATTCATTCTTTCCTCTTTCTGCATCATGCCAATACCTATAGAAATGGTTCATCCCGTGAGGGGTGGAAACCATTATTACTTTTGTGCTTTTACCAGAAGTAATAGTAGGGTAAACACTAGCAAAGAAAGACTCAGCGATGTGATTGGGAACAAAAGCAAATTCATCCAAGAATAAGATATTGAAAGACATACCCCTAACAGCACTAGCGGAAGTAGACGCAGCCAAGATTTTACTACCATTCTCCAACTCCAATGAACCTCTATTCCAAGACAAGACACCTTGCTGCATCCATTTAGGAACATTCTCATATGCCGTTTGTAAACGACCTAATAGTTCCCTTGCAGTTGCTGCCTTGTTTGCAAGTATACCAATATTTACACTATCATTAAAAAGTAAATAATGCAACAAATAAGCAATACATGTTGTAGACTTACCTGTCTGACGAGGCATCTTACATATATTAAATCTATTCTCGTGAAATCTTTCTATTAACTTCTCTTGGAAATCATATGGTTGAAATGAGGTTAAACCTTCATCAAGAGAAACAATCTTAACATGCTGTTTTGCAAAATAAACAGGATCATGCCTACATGCCATATATTCTAAAAGTTGCTCTTGAGTAAATTCAAGAGGAACGTTCGCTTTTTTTAGGTTCGGGTTACCTAGATAAATGTCGTCAACTACAGGCATAATTACATCATTTCATATTTAAAAGTTTTTTGTTGTCTTCTATCGTGTTCTGCTGTTTGGTTTTGTAGTTCTATAATTTTTTTTAAATTTTCTACTTGTTTTTCTAGTTCTTTAGTTTTCTTGTCATCCTCCAGTCGTTTGGAGGATTGGTTCTCCAGGTTCATGACTTGAAATTTGATAGTTCCAGAGTTTAGCACCAGGATAGACTTTTCTCACTTGATCCTGAACTTCTCTGCGTGACGGTTTTTTGACTGAAGGGAAAAACATTTTTATCATGTAGTTACTTCCTCTCCATGCCAAATATGTATCTATAATGTTACCTACTTTATTGTAGTCTGGAAGTTTTGTAGCTTCTTCCAATGGATCTTCATATCCTATGTTTGTAGTAGTTGGTTGTAGTGGTTCAGGTTTAATTATATCAAAAGATTCAAAATCACGGAAGACGATACCCTCGCCATATTCCTCAATTTTGATACCACACTTCTCTAAAGCAGCAACTTGGGCTGGTCCCATTTTACAAACAAAAATATAAATGCACTAATTATTTAGTATTTTCTTCCTCTTCCACTGAACTTTGATAGTATTCTAATCTTCTACGAAGGATCAAAACTTCCTGTTGAAGTTCTGCTTTTTCCTCTTCCAGAAGTTCTATTTCTTCTTGATAGATGATAACACTCATGAAATTATTTAATCATTTAATATTTTCTTCCACTTCAATATCTTCACAACCTTTAAAGTCTTGTGCCATTTGGCCACCTATTTCAGCACCTTGATCCATCCCCATCATAGCAGTTGCACCAGCAAGAACCCATCCAACTATAGGAATAGAAGCCATACCAGTTTGAGTAACTACAGCAGTACCAACACCACCACCCACTAATCTTCCAGTAGATTCACCACTACCTTGTGCCTTAATACATGCAATCTCTCTTGCACTTAATCCTTCAGAATTACTATTAGTATTGGTATGAAGAGCACCTTCTGCCATATATTGCTCTTCAATAAATGCTGTCTTTTTACCTAATCCCAAGAAACCTGCAGGACGATTTACTTCCTGTGTCTTGGTCATTACCTTAGGATCATGTGCTCTATAACTGATACGATATCCTTCAGTATTTGCTTCCACATGGTAAGAAGTATACTCTCCAATAGGAAGATTTATCTTAGGAATTTTATTACCTTGAGATATCATCCCAATCATACCGAGATGAGATATACCCAATAAAGTACCTAAACTAAACCCAAACCACTTCTTCATAATAACCAATACGCTATTTTATATATGGAGTTTCTTTCCTAACCTCCATTTCCTCCACCATTCCCGCCACTCCCGTTACCACCATTTCCGTTCCCGTTACCACCATTACTATGCCCATTGCCATTAGAGCCATTCGTGCCATTACCATTGCCGTTACCATTCTTTCTTGCACCAGTATAGTACGAACCCCCCAAAGGACGCAACCAGCCTTTACTATTTACTTTATATCCTTTAGGGATTTTTTTACATTTCTTATCAGTATTGCAATAATATTCTCCATCAGGACATCTTTTTGATGCTGCTTCTTCTATGAATTGATTAAGTGTTTTCATTAGACAGTTACCTTAGTTGCTAAAACAGTTACAGTTGCAGATGATGCACTACCCATATTTACATATACTACCAAGTTACTTGAAACAATAGAAGCAGTAAATGTTCCTAACATAGATCCAGTTGCAACTGCAGATTCTTCTACAATTGTTGCAGTAGTACCATCATGAATCACTAGATATCTACCAGTTTGATATGCAGAACCTTGAGTGATCTGAATAATAATAGAGGCAGAACGATAAGATGCATGTGCAAAAGATAATACAGATGTTGCACTTGTAGATGAAACAGCAGTATCTGATTCTGATGGAATACCTGGAATGTTAGTTAATGATGCACCAGAACCAGAAAATACCGTTGCACTTAATGTTCCTGAACTTGGATTGTAAGTAAGATTACCATCCATTTCTAGTCCTACATTACCCGTAGAACTTGTAGCATCCTCAACAAATGTAATTAAATTATTTTCATCTGTACTTTCATTATCTGTAACTAATACATGACTAGAGTTAGTAGCATTAGTTACTGTGACTCCTGCAATATGCGTATCTAAAGCTGTACCATTAACAGTATATGCATCTGCCTCTAATGTTCCATCGATATCCGCATTACCAGAAATATCTAAACTAGCAGCAACAACATCCCCTACTGTAATATTTGGTGTTCCAGTTAACCCTTCAGCAAGAGCAGCAGTACCTGTTGTATCTTGGTTTAATGTTGCAACTCGTGCAGCAGCAACAGTACCCGAAGAAATATTGGAACCACTTATTGCAGTGATATTAGCACCACTACCAACAAACCCACCATTAGCAGTTACTATTCCTGCAGCAGCAATATTGCCATTAGTGAATACCGTGGCACCAGTACTGACAGATAATTTAGTACCGTCATACGTTAAGGTTGATTCTCCGTTTAATGTATTAGCAGTACCTGATCCAGTTATTAATCTATTATCTGCATTGTTGTTTATAGTTATTGCTGTAATACCACTTAATCCAGAACCATCACCAACGAAACTTGTTGCAGTAACAATACCAGAAAATGTTGCATTTCCATTAGCAGATATTGTAGCAGCAGTTCCAACTACAAAACCAGTACTAGAACTAGTTTGGCCCGTTACCGTAATTCCTGAAGTACTTGTTTCCAAAGTTTTGGAGTCATCATGATACAGAGCAACTGAGCCATCATGAGTAATAACAATACCATCTTCACTTGGTTTTGGTTGTAATAATATATTACCACCTACATCAGAAGTGACATTAGTACGAAGGATTAAATTGCCCGTATTATTATCAATATGTGAGTCAAGTGTATTATGAAATATATGTAAGTCAGATCCAGTTCCTATTACAATTCTATCATTAGTTACACCACTACTATCACCAAGAATTAAATTCTTTTCTTTTATATTAACATTGCCAGTAAATGTAGTTACGCCAGTAAAACGAGAAACACCCTCGACTGTTAATGAAGTATTTGCTGATCCTGCTTTTACATTAACACCACCTTGGAAAGATGATAAACCAACAAAAGTAGATATACCACTATTATAAATGTTACTTAAGAATCTTGCAGGAGTTGCTGTTTGAATATTATCAGTAGATGCAACACCTGTTAATCCAGTACCATCACCAGAGAAACTAGAAGCAGTTACAATACCTGAGAAAGTAGCATTACCATTGGCAGATATAGTAGCAGCAGTACCAACATTAAATGGTCCTGTCTGTAAATCAATTGCTGAGAAAGTTCCAATTCCAGCAGTGAGATTACCATTGGAATATATTGTTGCAGCAGAACCTACACGAAGCCCATCAGTAAGTGTTGCAACACCAGATGCTATATTTAAACCAAGAGTCGTAATCTGTATTCCCTTAGTTGCAGTAATAATACCAGTCGAATATATATCTGTTACTTCATGTTTCTCGAATGTATGTGCAGTTAATATTCCACTAAAGTATCCATTAACAGCAGTAACAACTCCA